CTCTTTCGTTCTGTGTGCTATTGAACAAATCAAGGTCTGCTTGTGTAAGCCCCGCCTGTCTCATTTCGGGGGTAAGTCCACCATTACCAACAGACACACCCATTACTGTTCCATCAGTAAGCGGTGCTAAACTTGTCTGACCAATGCTATTAAGAATACGTTCGGTTCTATCGTTCCTTGCTTCATTGATAGCGTTAGCGTTCTGCTGAAGAGTATTCTGTGCTGATGCTCTGCCTAATCCGGTTGCACCATGAAGAAACGCATCAAGAGGACTTACATTAGAAGTGTCTATCTGCGTTTCTCTGTTAGGCATAAGCCTTCTACTCTGATTCTGAAGTTCGTTAGCCTTATCAAGTACGGCTCTTTCCAACACGGGGATTGATGCTGATGTGGGATTATTTTGTGCAAAATTAGGAACAAGGGCGGTATTAGTCCCGCCCATGTTGCTATAAGTCGTTGCTAATTGAGTAGCCTTCCTATTACGGCTATCATTCATTTCATCAAGTGCCTGTCTTGAAGGTACTAATCTTTTTGCCATCTTACATACTCCTTAAGTAAAGGTTAGCAAGTGTATTGTAAAGATCGTCATAAGCTCCGGCTCTTGCCTGGGTTCTTGCGTTCTCTGCGTTAGCCTGTGCCGCTGCAAGACTATCAGCAAGTCCTCTCATGGCATTAAGTCTGTTGTTCTGTGTCTGCTGAAGTGATGTGTTGTATCTCTCTCTTGCGGAAGCGACATTAGAGTTATACTTTTCAAGTAAGTCTCTCAAAGCAACAGTAGCGTTATTCTCGATAGAATTTCTGTTTCCTCTGTAATTGTTCAGAAGGTTAGACAGTACGCTTTCGGTTGCTCCACCACTTAAGCCATAGTCGGCAAGGGTATCACTCAAAGACTTCTGCTCCATCATTCTCTGAATGTATGCTTCCTGTAATGCTCTTCTTCTCTGCTCTTCAAGAGTGTTCTGTGAAGTATCATACTGACTTCTCAAAAGGTTCTCTGTATCGGAAAGGTTAGCTCCGAGTGCCTTAAGTGCGTTAGCATACTCACTCTCGATTGATGCGGAATTGCTGTTGTACTGATTAAGAAGATTCTGCATCAAGGTGTTGTAGTTGTTCTCATATTCCTGAAGCCTTGAATTGAGAAGTGCATAAAGGGAATCGGTATCGAAAAGACCGGTTGAACCCGTAGGAAGTCCACTTGTCCTTGAAGGATTATAAGTATAGTTCGTACTCTTTCCACCATTGGTAGCGGGTGTTCCGTCATACTTTGTTGAAACGTTTGCTCCTGAAGTAGTCTTGTCCGAACCCGTGTTAATAGGGAAAAGACTCTGTGCTGCCTTTTCTCTGTTAAGAATCTGATTGAAGAGCGATCCTACTCCGGTCTTCTCTGCATCGGTCATGGTAGTAAGTGCTTCCCTTGCGGCATTAGCAATAGCATCATTAAGGGAAGGCGTAGTAGGTGAAGCAACATAAGAAGAATCAATTCCACTTACGTATCTTCCGTTAGCCGCTGCGGTTTCAGGTGTAGCATCCAACTTGCCGATAAAGTTAGAGCCTACTGTGGTTCCTGGCTGTGCCGCTACGGTAGGGGTCTGATAAGCAACGTTAGCCGTGTTAGTTCCCTTGCCTACGGTATCTATTCCCGATTGAAGTTTAGTACCCGTGGTATTGGTTGCCTTGCCTACGGATGAAACACCGGATACATATTTAGTTCCGCTTGTGTTAGTACCCTTACCCGCTGTGGAAGTGGTTGCAGCCTTCGGATTAGTAAACTTCTCTGCGGATGTTCTTGTACCTTTTGCCATTATTCTTCTCCCTTCTTATTAACTGCATCTATAAGTCCTTCTCCGATTACATAACCGATAACGGTTGCTCCCGCCATGATAAGGGCTGCTACTTGTGCAGCTTCATTCTCTGTACCGCCTAAAGCAACGATCATAAGTGATACGAAAGATGCAATGCTTACCCAAAGTTTCCTTGATGTTAGTTTTCTTCTCCAATCAATCTTCATGTCCTTTTCTCCCTTCGTTCTTTCCATAGGCTACGTAATGGAAGTAATATAAAGGCCCATCATCCAAACAAACTTGTGCTACGTCAGGATAAGTTCTCTTGTAATAAACGGGGTCAAACTCTGCTGAAGCCTGTCTAAACTCGTTCATTCCGAACTGTTGGAAGTGTAACCATAGTGCCTGTGCATCATTCCCAAAAGCTCCGCTTAAGTCTGCATATTTGTTCGCATAATAAGTAGGGTCAAACACGGGCGAGTAGTCATAGCCGTTTATGATATATCCGCTTGGGGTAGGCCCGACTAAAAGATTATTTACGGCATTAGCGATATATGGCATACACTGTTTGAGGTAGGGTCCTGGACAAGCGGTAGAAGCAAAGTCACAATGCAAGGTCATGTTTGCACCATTCTTGTGATTGATTCTGTCTGACTTGCTGTCACTCCATACCAATTTCTTTATTCCGTTTCTGCGGCAGATATCCGCACACAACAGAATAAGTTTGTTCATTGCCGCTTCCGATACTGTCCAATACGGGGCTAATGTATTGTTAGCGACTTCTATGGTTATCATCCTCATATCGTTTGCTTTGTTGGATGAAGTGTAAGCTCCGTTCTTCTCTTCAACGTACATTGCACAACGACCATCTGTACCGATACCATAGTTAGAGTTTCCCTTTTTCTTGTGGAAAACTTTACCGCACGTTTCTACTGAAAGATTACCCGCCATGTGATGAATGGTAATTCCGTCTACTGCGGATCGTGGGCCATAGTTCCACGGGGACAAATCAATGTATTCAACTAATGGGCTATTCGTATACATTTTCTCTCCGTCAAATCTTGTAAGGTTATAGGTTTCAATTACTCTCATATTGTTAGCAACGTAATTAGGGCTTGTTGCATAACCACTGTCTTTAAGTGCTTGTAGATATCCTTCGGGGGTAGTCTGAATAAGAGCGTTAGAATAATTGCCGGTCTTTATAAACTGATAATAGCCTTCTACTCCTGTGTTCATATCTGCGAAAGAATACCACTCGGTAACTATCGGATAATACTTTCCGTCTTTCCATTCTGCTGAAGTAGAAGTAAACTTCCCATCATTGCACGTTACACGATTCTTCTTGTACTTAAGACCAAAGTAATTGTGATGCTGTGCTTTGTCGGAAGTACCGAAAGCGGATTCCAAACACGCTTGTGCAATGATCGCTGAACATACACCGAACCCAAAGAATTTCTGCCACGCTTGAACGTAAGGTGCTATTTGATTGATAAACTCTTCTCTATTCATCTGCGATAATGATTAACCCAATGATAAAAGCGGTGATTAGAACGATTACAGAAACGACTATAAAAGCGTTCATGCTTTCCTCTCCAAATCGGTAAGCCGGTCAATGAGTGTGTTTATCTTCACGTCTTGCAATTCGGTCTGACTCTCCAACTTGTAGACTCTTTCGGACACCTTATCGACCAAATCAATTTTTTTCATCAGTTCCTCGATTTTGTACTCTATGAGAGCGGTCGTCCGTTTACTCGCCATTCCCTGTGTGATTAAACACGTTGTAATAGCGACAATTCCTGTAATGATTGATGATATTAGAGTTTCCATTTATTTCCCTCAAATACCCTTTCTCATTTAAATCTGATGATTGAAACTGTGGTATTTACCTGTGATTGTATTGTTACTGTTCCAACACCAACCGCTGATAAAATGATATTCCCCGAAGTTGATAAAGGGATAGGGTCGGGGTTTCCGCTCAATATATACACCGCAGATTGTGACGAATTTCTGTTGATGTTCGTAACTATGAGCAGACAAGGCTTTCCGTCTGATTGAGGGAATGTATAAGTGACGGTTGTATTTGCCGTGTGTGAGGAACGCACAAGGTAAGTGGTTTCATTCAGTGCATCTTCTACTGCTCCGCTTACATTTGTACTCTGTATATTAGTACCAACGGTGAATGTTGCTCCACTTGCTATTGCTGTGATGACTTTGTATAAGTTACCGTTTACATATACCAACTCACCAACAGAATATGCTTTACTTGCTGTTGAACCAGACTCAACCGTTGCGATATCAGTTTTAGGTGCTTTACTGTCTGAATTTATCGGATCGATCGGATTTATCTGCATTAGATAGCCTCCTTTATCAGTACGTTAAATGCGGTAGTCGGAGTTTCGGTGAAGTAGAATGTTACTTGGTTCTCTCCGATTTCAAACGCATACAGTTTCTTGAAGTCTTCCATTGAACCACTTACGTTTATCGGATAGTCCTCTTTCATTCCACTATGGAAGTTATCAAGTGTGTTTCCATCTTTATCAACGAGAATGATTATCGTCTTAAGTGCTTTCGTTTCACCCCATATCGTTATAGTCTCATCTGTATATCCGGCAGTGGGTAGTGTTATCTCATACTGATTGCGATAGTATAAGGGGCTTTTACCACCTAACTTATCTGCATCGTCAACGATCCCATTATTGTCTTTATCGTAAACTGCTTTTACCATATCACCGCCACCCATTTGAATGACGTATGCAACGATATCAGCCATAGTAGGGATTTTCGTATTATCGTCAACTACTCCACCACCAACGGCTGCTACCATTGCATTGAACTTATCAATGGCAAGATTACCGAGTGAGTCAAATCTTTCTTGCATATCTCCCGTGGACAGGCCAGGTGTATCGGGAAGACCCGTAACACCTTTACCCACACGTTCTGAACTCTTTATTCCGTACTTATCTGAAAAATCACTCATAGCTTCTCCTTACTGTTTGAAGTTGCCCTTTTCAACATATTCAATACCTATCTTGTCAAGTGCAAAGGGTTCATTTAACATCAGGTTCTCAAATCTGTATCTTGTCTTGTCTACTTTCTTAACTCTTGTCTTTATCGCTACTATCCTGTTGGTCGTATCAGACGAGAATGAAAGTTTAGAGAATATCAATCCCTTGAACGACAGATAATACGCTGTTGAAGCATCCGTGGTTAAAACTGTCCACAAACCTCTCTTCATGGCTGACATTCTTACGGAAGTCCTCAAAGCCTGTTGAAGTCTTACCGCTAAATATCTGAACGTCTTATTCTTGTAGAACAACTTTCCGTCAAAGTCGGGGGTTTCCCATCTTGCGATTATTGCAGCTCCATCATCGTTGTAAGAATTAACATCCTTAACTGCGGTATAGAACTTGCACACTTTTCCGGTCCTTGTTCCGAACCACAACGCTCCATCCTGTTCCCACATTGTATTGGCATCTACATTGTCCCTAAAGTAGCCTACAAACTGTCTTGTGGAATAAGGTGCAGATTTATCCGTCTGTACGGGCTGAAGCCCATCAAGGGTATATAGAACGCCATTGATCGCTAATATATAGAAGTCCTTATACACAAATGCGAAAGCGTTCTCCAAATTACTTTCATTCAGCAACTTACCATTCAGATAAAACGACCTTAAGTTTGTTAAATCTTTTCCCGTGATATCCTGTGAGGTAAGGGCATACACTCCCAACGAGGTTAGGAATAATGGTTCTCCCGCAAGGTAAGCAAAAGCATCTTTACATATAGCCGCTGCTCCGTGCATGGTAGTATGAGTTGCGAATGTTACTTCATCATTGACTTTGGTTGACGTTACCAAAACAATATTCTGTTCTACTTCGTTCTTATCCTTGAATACCGCCAAATAAGAATTGAGAACTGTATAACCAACGATCGCTGATTTAGAAGTACCGATTAACTGATAATTCGTATCAGGGAAATATGTAGGGTCATTCGGTGAGGAATACCACTGATAATTGATATATTCATTATCGGGGTTTCCACTGACAAAGAGTCTGTTTAAGTCTCCACTTGCTCCGTAAAGTATTCCGACACTACACTTATTTATTCTGTCTGCATATCCGCTGACAGTTTTATATGCAGTTATCTTTACGTTATCTTCTCCCGTTACGGGGGATTCACCAGGTGCCTGAATGAAAGACACTACTCCGGTTGTACGATTGACACTAAAATCAGTGCCTTCTACTTTCGTAGCCCATGTGCCATCATTCTGTAAGACTTCTGCTTTTACTTCAGTAGCATCAAGATTGGTATAACTTAACTGATAATCCTTTGTTCCCGCTGTTCCTAAAAACTGTTCTGTAAATCCTGGGGACAAAAGGTTTAAAGGATAATAGGATGTTCCACCGCCTGACGGACTACCACCGATTAACGTTACGGGAATAGTTGCATCTTCAGTAGCTTTCTTAACAGTAGTGCCATCCCATATCAAAAGAGCTTTACCGTCAACAATACAAACCTTATTTCCGAACTGCCATGAGCGTGAACGTCCGTTGTTTGCATCCGAGTAAAGCTCCGTAGGGGTATCTTTATATTCATAGATTTTTGTACCCGCATGGATAAGGCCGTATGCTTTACCGTGCATGGTATGAAATCCGTTGATTGAGTCGCTAAATGTAGAGACAGTTTTATAACCCATTGCTTTACGGACTTTTCCAGGAACGTCACGTATCATATTCAATAGGTTAGGGGACTTATCTATATCTACGTTTGCGGGATCGTTAGTGAAGTCTGCTCCCAAAAACGTGTCGATTGTTAATGTAGACCGTGCGGGTGAAGCCGGTACTTTGAATTGAACAGCCATTTAAACCCACTCCGAGGTAAATTTTTCTCTGCCTGAATAATGAGAAGTGTTAATGAGTGATTCGAGTCCTACTTCAAAATAGTTTCTCATGGAAGTTGATATAGCGAGATCATCATCCATGTATAAAACTGAAGCCATGTAAAGCGGAAGCAATACCGCCACATCGGGATCAAGGGGCATTTCGTATTCATCTTCTGTGTCGATAGTCAACTCTTCGGGATAAGCATGGTAGAAGATTGTATACATACCAGGCATATCAGCCGGAAGAACTAACACATGATCCGATTCCCTATAATAGTCAGTAGTGTTTAAATACACTCCCTTTGTCTCATAAGAAATTGAGTTATCAAAAAGGTTATAGAAGTCTTGTGCTAACTCTTTTAAATCATACTTAATGTATTTCCCATACTTCGGTACGTCTTCATCAGTAGGGAATAATGAACCGTACAATGCGATATCCTTTACGCTTGACGGATAATCAGAATGGAAAGTGATAGTTACCTTGCTATTAGAGTCGTTAGGGTAATTCCCTTTAAACTCTGTATATGTACCATAAGAGTCGATAGGAATAGTTACTTCACTATTTCCGCCACTTATAGTTGCTGTGCCGATTCCTGAATACTGAAAGTAATATGACTTCGCACCATCAGCACTAAACGACACATTCCCATTTACTATCCCACTATCGGGAAGCAAGTTCTTTGAGGGCATATGATTTAAGACTATTGATTTAGTGATGAACTTACCCGCTGTTACTAACCTTAATAGTCCTTCGTTTGCAGCATAAGGCATACCCGCTATGTAATCTTCGGTAGATTCATCAACCACTATCTCCGATCCATCAGCGGCAAACATTTTCTGCAACGTAGCAAGTTTTATATCTTTCCACGTATAACTCATACTTTCCTTCTTCTTCTCTTGGGTGCTTCGGTTTCTTCTGACTCTTCGGGCTTGGGTAAAGGTTCATCCTTCGGCAGCTCGGTAAGATTTGTAAGTTTGGTTATCATTCTTCCCGCACCATCTTTGCCGACTACTTCATAGATTTTTCCACTTGATTCTATGTACTCTGTCTTTATCATGTTTATTCTCCAAAGTACCCCCGTGAGCCGAAACCCACGGGGGACAAATCTTATGAAAGGGTAGTTCCGTATGCTGCTCCACCGATAAGGATGTGCTGCCATGATGCGAAACCGGCACTCATTCTTCCGTAGCCGTTCCAAATCATATCGTCAGTGTCCTGATCTACGTGTGCGGTTACATCAAGGGAAACTCTGTCATAGAACTTATTTCCGATAAGCTCTGCGTTAGCTTCGCTTGACATAAGGATGTAAGGCTCTCCGGAAACTACGTGCCATGAAGGGTCAACGATGAGCTTCCAATTTCCCTTCTCGATATTCTTGTCGTTGTAGTTAGAACCGACAACGTTCTCGGAAACGATGATCTTCTTGCAAAGGTCAATGAGTCTTCCGCAGTTAGCGGGAACGATAATGGTATCAAAGGTATATCCCATGTAGTTGCCGCTGCCGTTCTGGAAGTTTGCACCGATATTAGCAAGGCGAGAAAGCATAGTGCTGTCATTACCGAAAGCGTTAGTGAATCTGTTACTCTGTGTAGCAACACCGGCTATGATACCAGGATGTGCGGTAGAGAAGATTGCCTTTCCGTCAGCGGATGCACAGTTGAAACTTACACCGCCAATAGAAACAGATACAACTTCGGTAAGTGCTTCTGCGTTAGCAACAAGAAGTTTGGATGCAAGACCCGCACGGGTTCTCTTGTAAGACTTAATCATGTTAGCTGCTTTAGCCTTCATGAAATCAATCTCACCATCCTCGTTAGCTTCACGGGTAATTCTGAACTGCTTCTTGAAGGTGGTATGCTCAATGGTCTTGGTAGGACCGGACTGAATATCATCCTTCGGTGCTGCTGCTCCGTCAACAGACATAGGTGCGAAATCGCTGAACTCGGTTACAGAACCGATCTTCTCACCGAAACGGTTTGACTTCCTTACGTTGTATACGTCCTTAACATACTGATCCCAGGGAAGTTCCTTGTCGTAAACTTCATTGATGTACGCTTCCATCATCTGTGCGTTCACATTCCAGGTATCATCAATGAGTCCACCATTCTTGGAAACTATATTAGCTGCCATAATGATTCTCCTTTAACTTTTGAAGGTTAGGGGCGGTAATCACGAAATATACCGTCCGTTAGTTATTTAGTTGTTTAGATGCAACGATCTGTTATACGCTTCCCTTAACTCACTTGCGGACTTTTCAGGGAAGAAGTCTCTCCACTGCTTCAACTGACTTGAAGGAATCTCAACAAGTTTGTCTCCGGATGCACCCCCGTCCGTTGCTACAAGGTGCTTTTGCGACTTCGCATTATTGATAGCCTGTTGTTTGATTGCTGCGGTCTTCTTCTCATTGAGCTTGTCCGCATAAACCAACTTATAGGCATCTACAATGCTTAACCTATTCTCATTGATGTACTTCAAGATATCGGGGTATCTTTCGGAATTTTCGATATCCTTTGCCGACTTAATGTCGGGATCGATTTTTCCTACTTCCTCTATCTGTTTTTCAAGATAGGTCTGTACCTCTTTAACTCTCTGCTCTTCAATGATTAGGTTCGCTGCCTTAACTGCCGGTGAATTATTGACAGCCTTTTCGATCAAGTTAGGGTCAATGCCCTTGTCAGCAAGTGTCTTCTTGGTCGCTAACTCTTCCTGTGCGGCAATCGCATCAAAGTAATCCTTTGCGGATTTAATCTCTGCTCCGGTTACGGGATTCTTATATCCCTTAAACTTCTCTGCGAACTGTGCATCAATCGCACTGTATTTGTGCTTTGCTTCTGCTTCAGCCTTTCTACGGGCATCTGCGTAAATTGCGTTGCGATCAAGTTCCGGCTCCTGTGTTTCCTCTACCTCGGTTTCTTTGGTTTCTTCGGTTTCGGTAACTTCAGCTTCACTTACTTCTTCTGTCTGCTCGGCGGGTTCAGACTCGTTTACGCCGTTTTCAAGTTCTTCCATTTCTCTCTCCTATTTTTACGCTATTAGTTGCGAATTGCCTTTCGGCTAAACACGGGGTAAGGATTTGCACCTTACATGTAGTCATCCCGTGGGATTTTCCTCGGCACAGCGGCCTTGTGTCTACCTATTCCACCACCCGTGTTATTTTCTT